TTTTGAATTTACGAGCTTTCATTTGAAATTTAATTTGATAATCATTATCATCAAAACCTTCATAGTCAATTTGTTGATATTTCCCACAACAAATTAATGTTTCTTGACTTGTAACTTTATATTCAGGTGTAAAGAAATCCATATAGGTTTCGTCATTTTTTCCTTCAATACTATACCATTTTACAGTTGACATATCTGAATCAATTGTTTTAGCCAATAATTCTAAATATTGATTGCTAATTCCAAATTGTATTACCGAATTAGATTTACAATAATAATGATTAAATTTACTAGGATTGCCAATGATAGCAATTTTAGATTTTTTATGACGGTCAAGAGCTAAATGACTTATTGCGTTAGGTGTAAATTTACAATGTAGTGGCATATCTGATAATGACAAATAAAATCCTAATGCTTTTCCAAGAGCAATTGGATTGCAATAAAATAATTCAAACATCGCATCTTCAACGGTTGGCTCATCAACAATACCGATCTTAGGATCGGGTGCTTTTTGAGGATTTTTTCTAGGTCTACCAGGAGCTTTTTTCTTTTTTTCTTCATTATGAATATTTACATTAGTAAAATCTAATGCAAAACCTAAATCGTCAACAGCAGCCATTTAAAATATTATTAATCAATTAAATAATTTATTTTTCCTGTATGATAATAAAAAAATAAATTATTTAATTGATTAATATTTTTTTTCAAAATATTTTTACATTCAGGGATATTCAATTTTTTATATCTATATTACTAGTATAATCAATACGCTGGTAAAGTATATATACTTAATGATGTAAGATTATATAAAGTATAACAGACTGTTTCATTGAATAAAATAACTTTATACCACTGTCCTTCAGCAATCGAAAATTGTTTATCTTTACCAAAACTAGCTATTGAATTTGGATTTATCCATATTTTAGGACCGTAAATTTTACCTTCACAGGCTTGGATAAAAATGGGGTTTGGTTGGGTAGCCATTTATAATTTTTTTAATTAAAATTGAATCAAATTAGATTTAATAAATATATGTTAGTAGTAAAGTTATATATAAAATCTATACTGTTAACTCCAAAATGTAAAATGTCAATTAAATATGGGTCGAATATTGTTGATAAAGATCAATTAAATAATGTTTTCAGATATTGTTTTGATAAAAAATAGCAACTATTTATGTATTTACCGATTTTCCAGATGATGCTATGAATATATTTTCAGTGTGTGATATGAAATATAATGAAAATAAATTCAATTATGTATCTCGTTAAAAATATGGGAAAAACCAAATCTTTCATTAGATATTTTTTTTAAAACAACCAGTGAATATATTTTTATAATATACAGACCATTATTAAACAAATTATTTTTAGTCTAACATTCCAAAGGTATATTTTTAGTCTAACACTAATAATCATAAATTTCGCCATCTACACCTTCACTTCGTGGATAAAAACTACGATCATTTTTAGGAACTCCATTAAAACCACCAATAATATTTTTATCAATATCATAATCAGTTAATTCTATAGTAAGAATTTTATTTTTCATTAATAAACTTGAATAAACGTTAGTTTTATTAGTGATAATTTCATCTAGGCATTCTTTAAGATATTTATTAATAAAAATATATGTATTATCTTTTGATTTAAAAATTAAATCACGTGTATCTCGTGGTGTTTTATTAAATTTCTCATGTAATATACGTCCAAAACTCTTTTTAACATTATTTAATTCAACTAAGAAAGTTGACAGAGTTTCAGAAAATGGAAATTTAACTCTATCATCTTCGAGTAATTCATCTTTAAAATACTTAGGATAAAGTATAACAAGTTGATCAGCAAATAAGTTTAAAAGATCAACGTTATGTATTATCCCCCCTAAATCAGCCCAATTAGATATTTTTTTCCCTAGTATGAATTTAGTTAAAGTAATATTAAGTTCTTGTTTTAATTGTGGTGCATCCATTTCAGCGCGAACATCTTCCATTAATTTTTCAACATCAATTCGCTGTTTTAAGAAAATTTTATCCATAATTACAGATTCTTGAATTTCATTATAAATAGCAATACGATCTTTTGAGGTTTGACGTTTTTTTTCTTCGTCGAGATTAATGTTATAATTAATGTTAAGAAATGTTAATAAACCATTTAAATATGTTCTAGGAATTCTTGAAGCTCTTATAGAATTATCAGACCAAGGTCGCAAAAATCTAAATGATTTGCCATTAAGACTATCAATAATATAAAAGAATTCTGATGCTTGCATATCACCAAATAAATGATATTCGCTAAAATTCCATTTCTGTTTTTTATCAGGTTGATCAATGTAATTAATAATTTTCATACGTTCAATTATACCTTTTGAAAGTCCAACATTTTGACCCATATGGCTTTCTTTAATATAAGGTGCTGCATCTTCAATTCTCATTAGTTTCCAAATTGAAAATTCAATAGGATTTGCTGTTATCTTTTTTATGTAAATAATTCCACAATTTTCTCTTTTAGAAATTGCTGTAAATAGTTCTTCAATAGATTCTGAAGATGCTATTTTCTTCATATCTTCATTAGCTTCTGGACCAAAATAATTCTCGAAAAGTTTTTCCAGTGGTTTTGATATATCACTTGCTATTAATCCGAAAGCTCTTAATGAAGGATTTTGAGCTAATTTAACTTTATGTTGTTCAGTAGTATATTTTGATTCATATTCTGAAAGAATAAAGCTTTTATCTTCTTCAATCATCTGTAAAATATGTGTAATTAATGGTTTAGTCTGATCCATTACAGTTTGCATTAATATAGAATAAATATCAATTGAAAGAGGATATTTATGGAATAAATTTTGAACTTCTTTTAATTCTTCAAAATTAAGTGATTGCGGTTTAATAGTTTCATTGGATGTTTTTTCGTATGATATAAATTTAATTTTATTTAAAATAAAATCAGTCATAGTTTTAACTGTATTAATATCGAATTCTTCATATTTGCGCTTAAAATTAACTAAAAGTTTAACAAGTGTTCCAGATTCTTTTGATAATGATAATAATCTTGTTTGTGAAATATCAGATGTAATTAAATCAGGTCTGACGAAAACATTCCAATCATTAATTTGTTCAACAATTGAATCAATTAAATTCTCATATTCTTTAATAAGTTGATATGTTTGAAAAACAATTGTAACAGTTTCTATTAAATTTAACTGTGCAATAGCTTTACTTTCAAAAGCAGCTAATCTTTTGAGTAATTTATCACGTGACGTTTGACTTTGGTTTTTAATTTTTTCTGATAATTCTTTTGCTTTATTTTTATCAATCATTAATCCTTCAAATTCATCATAATATGATTTTACAGCATCAATTAATTCAATTGATGATTCTACTTTTAAAACAATTTTGTCCATTTTTTAAATCGTTTTCTAATTTATTTTTATAATAGATAATTTATTAAATAATAATGTTATAGTGATTTATATATTTATTTTTTCTTTTTTTAGAAAAAGTTATTGAATAGATAGAAGCATTTTATTATATTAAGTTTTTATTTAACCCAAAAATGTCACGCAGAGAAGTTAATCCTAGGGTTGGAAATTATTCTAACCAGCAACAGCTAGATGATGCTGAATTACAATCGTTTATTGAACGAACACCACAAACTAAAGAACAAATGCGATATGAAAAAGATAGTTCTGGATGGGAATATAGTGCATGGATGATTATTATTATTGGTATTGTAATTGTATTATTAGTATTACTTTTATGGTTTATTTTCAAGAAAGATGAAGTAACTGAACTTCAGAGACAAATACAACCTAATCCGAATTTAAATACAACAATGCGAAGACCACAACAACCAACTGAAAACAAACCAACTGAAAACAAACCAACTGATACAGAATCTCAAGAAACACCTGAAGAAAAATTAGCCCGTGAAGCCCGTGAAGCTTTAGCAAAAAAGAAAGTTGTTAAACGAGATATAGGACCTGTACCAGGAATTTTCCCTGATAATCCATCTGTTGTTGGTATTAAAGATACGCATAATCTTTTAACTCAAAAACCTCAAGAAAATTTAATTACTGAACCAACTCAACTTAATCAACCAAATAAACCACAAACTGTTAATTTACCATCAAATAATAATTCAACCACTAATAATACACCAAATAATTTACCAGGTGATAATTTATCAGAAATTAATACACCTGCTGTTGTTAATAGAATGATGTTAAATTTTGGTTTACCAAGTGATTAATCAATTTTAGTAATTAGTATTTATGATTTATTTATTTATTTTTTTTAATAAAAATATAATTGTTTTCGATGTATATGATCTAGTATGATAGAATGACGTTTTAAAGATTGAAAAATAATTCAATGATTAATACCTAAAATTTCAATCTAAATAAATCGTTAATATATAACTTATACTATCTATTTCGAATATTCATAATCAACTTCAAACATTCTAAAATGTCAACTAGCGTCACTTCAACTGTACCAATTCCAAATTTTGCACGAATGAACTTAAATGTTCCTAAAATGCAATTACCAGTTTTTCAGCCAACTACCACACCTGTTGTATTAACTAACACAGCCGTTTCAACTACAACTACTCCAGTTTTAACACCACCTACTCAAACATTACCTACACAAGTTTTAAATTTACCTGTACCAGATTCGAAAGTTTCAGTTTTTCAACCAATTGATTTCTTGTTAGATCTTAATAGTGTTGATCCAACTAAACTAGAAAGTTCAAATACTCAAGAACAGCAATATAAATCTGCAGGTTTTTCATTTAAAGTTCCGCGAGTTAAAACTGCTCTTACTGATGCAACTGTTGATAAAGATTTAACTCGAACTATGGATAATATTGAACGCGGAAGACCAAATTCAACGGGAACTATTTTTACTCCATTATCTCATTTAAGTGCTGAAGATCGAAGTATTATTGCAAGAGCTCAAACTGAATACAATGAACTTGTTATTTTTCGAAAGGACGCTGAAAAAGGTGGTATCAAACAACATGAAAAAGAGTTAAAAGCTTGGAATGAAATGACTCATAAAGTTTTAGTTAATGGTGTAGAACAAGAACAAAAAGTTCCTTCTTTTACCAAAGTATTACGCGATGTTTTTACTTTAGAATTTAAGTCTGAAGATGATGCTACTCGTTTTGGAGGTGATGCAGATAATAAGAAAGAAGGTCTCCTTAAATCTTGGACTAAGGAACATAAGAAAGTTCAAGATAAATTGTCAATTCGAACAAAACGACCAGGACCAAAAACTGTTGTTATTGAAATTGTATTTAATGGAAGTTCTTCGACTTCAAACCCAGCCATTACTGTTTCTGATGAATTAGTTGCTAGTTTTAATACTTGGTTCCAAGTTAATGGTGCTGGAGTTCAATGTAGTTACCAGCGTGTTACTGGTGAATATAAAACTAAACTTGTTAAAGATAAAAAGACTGGTCAATTAGTACCACAAGATAAAAAGAAACCTTCTGATTATGTTCTTGATCCTATTGCTAAAATGGATCAATGGAAGGCTGCTTTGTTTATGGTTAATCGATTAAGAAATCGTTTTAGTGATGAATTACATGTTGCTGTTACAGTATTTATTGATTATCTTGTTAAACAATTTGCACAAGTTGCTATCATTAAATGCCATGCTAGTAAAAAAGCTCGTGTTATGGTTAAACATGTTCTTGAAAATACTCATCAAATTGAATTATTCCCATTGATTGCTAATTTTCGATCTTATCAAGCTGCAGTTCTTGCACAACAAGCCCAATTAGCAAAAGGTAAATTACAAGGAACTACAGTTGGAAATGTTCCAGATGAAAAGGATGATAAAGATGATAGTAAGAAACATCGTTTTGAATATTGTGTATTTGGAGTATGCAAACAATTAATCAAAGAACTTAAAGAATTAAATCCTAATGCTGGCTTTGATAGAGTTTTAATCAGTTCTGAATTCAAACAATTTATGTGTGAAATTGTTGATGAATTAATTCAAACTTTTGGACCAATTTTAAGACAAGAAATTATTAATCAAAAGATTAAAACTGTAAATGTTGAAACATTCTATAGTATTCTTGGTGCAAGATTAGCATGGGATCGTATTAACTTTCCTGCAGTTAAGGCTTATATCGAAGATCGCGTTAATAGATATGAACAATATGATGAAGAATCTGCTGAAACTTTGGTAGCATAATTATGTTATTTTGAGCCAAACAATTAATAACAAATAATAATTAACAATGTATTAGGGAAATACAAAAAAAATATTCAACTACTGATTTAAAATTATTGTTCAATTAATTCAAAATCATGATCATTATTTTGATTACTAATAGATTCTTTATCTAATTCAATTTGTTCAGGTAAATTATTTTTTTCAATATTTGTATCATTCAATTGTTCCGTTATTTTTACAACAATATCTTCATGTTCATCTGATTCTGGAATTTCACGATTCATAATAGATTTACCGAAAATAATTTTGCTAAAATGATCAAGTGTGTAAATAGAACTATAATATTTATTATTCTTTTTAATAGTGCTAAAAACTCTAGCAAGATGTAGATTAAAATCTTTTTCTTGAAATAAATCAAGATTTTGTGATTTAGCAAATTCAACATGTCTGAACATATTTAATTGTTCAATTGTTGGAAATAACTTAATATGAGCATAATCACTAATTGGCTTTTTAAAATTAACTTTACTATAGGCATCGAGATTTGTAAGTTTTTTAATATTAATTTTGATCTTTGGATCATTGGTATTAATTTTTTCTAAAATTAACCAAATAAATATCATTTTACAATTTAACATATTTGCTGTTTCACAGGTAAGATCAGTAATAAATTTATGAAATTCATTTTGATTCTTAATATTAAGTTTCAATTCTTTAGCATCATGTTCAAGATCGGCAAAGACAATTCGCTGCATGGTTTTACTGAATATTATAAGAACTTGATTATTTATGTAAGAAAATTAATAAATGTTATATCAATAAAAAATAAAATCAATTTTTATGTTTTTTTGATAGGTCGAAAAGTAGAGCAAAATCACAATCATTGATTTTCAAATGATGATTTACTTTTTTATGACAAAGATTTAGAACTTTAAAACTCTCTTTTGAATTATCAAATTTAATACGACGAATAATAAATATACGATATTCATCACGTGTTTCTTCGGCATCCATTTCAATAATTCTACCATACATTGATTGTTCATTATTCAAATATGCAAGAAGATCTTTCAAATCATTCATATAAAATCTTTCAAAGTAATGAAATTCAGAAATATGTTTTTCTTCGGGTTTATCAATATCCATCTTAAAAATTATATAGTTGGAATAAAGTTATGAATTAAATATTCAATATTTGGTTAAATGATATGTTTGTTAAAATAAAATTCATTTTTTTATATTTAAAAAATATGTTTAAAAGAATTAAATGATAGATCGTTTGGAATTAATATATCATTTTAATTAAAAAATTGATTTTATTTTAAGACTTCATATTCTCACATCAAATTTTCAAAATTAATCGAAGAAAGCAAACATGTCTTCAATTAACATTAATGTTCTTAATGCTTTATGTGGTGCTATTAATAAAAAATCATCAAATGATGAAAATATTCAAAAATCATTAGATAAAAATGAAAAGAAATACAATTTTGATTTAATTATTGTTAATTTACCATTCTTGAATCAGTTCATTAAAATAAAAAATAATAAAAAAAATAATGTAATTAAAAAAGCTGACCAAATTCGTGAAGCTGTTACTCAAAAAAATATTGCAATTGATTGCAAAATTTTGAATCTTCAATATGAAACTAAAACATTAACTTTAATATCCAAATCATGGAAATTTGAAGAATCTCAATTGTTAAGTGTTATTATTTGGTGTTTAAATGTATTACGAGTTGAAAATATAGATCCTCGAATTGAGTATGATTGTTTAATGTCGTTGATTTCAGCTATGAAAGAATTCAATGTTTTATTATTAGATAAAAACAACCAAGACAGAAATGAAAATCAATCAATTGAAAAAATTTGTCGATATATCTATGATAAAATGCGAGAACAGCTAAATATATCAGAATTATTTGCAAATTATTCTGATTTATTAATAACAAACACTTATGGAAAAATATATCCTTCAGGAATTATTAAACCATATCTTGCACAGCAAACAATGATTAACTTATATTTGCAATCTTTAGAAAATGATACTCCTTTATTTGTTCGCTATTCAACCGAAACAGGATCTGGAAAAACATGTTTGACATTAGCTCTTGTAAAAGCTCATCATATTAAAACATCAGACACGCGAAAAAACACATTTATTTATGTATGTTATAATCCCGTTGTTAGAGAAATGATTTTGAATCAATGTAATGGATTGCATGTTCCAGCTTGTCATATCGAATCAAATGGACGACGATCATATACTGGTGAATTAATACCAGGTGTCTTTAACTTAAACAGTACTGCTATTAATGATAAAGGTATTGTTTATGGCAGTAATACTCGTAGTCGTAAAATCAATGGTCAATCGATTATTAAAGATGCGTGGAAAAAATTTGACGCATTAACTAATAATGGATCTTTAGCAGTAAATATTCGAAACCAATTTGAATATCTGCGAAATATTTCAGATCATTCACATAGTTTTAGTGCTGAATTTCCACATATTTTCATCTGTGATGCCGACTGTGGAGAAATTCTTACTAATCTAGTTCCTGATTCAACAGTATTTATTGATGAACCGGATGTCGATGATTTTAAATGTGCAAAACATTATTCAAATATTGTTGAATTATGTCCTAAAAGACTTATTGTTACAAGTGCTACTGTTGAAGATTTGAATGATGAAATGAAAAAATTTACTGAGTTTTGGTTTTACAATCATAAATTAAATGCAGTTACTTCAACAGTTAGTTCGGGAACTTCTGGAATTCATACAACTATGACATCAAATGGATTTATTTATTTACCTCATATGTTTGTTGATATTTCAATCGAATCTGAACGTCAAGAACTAATAAAAACTCTTCGATCATCATCATTGATTAAATTATACTCACCGTTAGCATTATCAAAAATGATGGATGAAAAAGAATTGTCAAAATTGTCATTCCATGATTTGACTTACAATCGAATTAGAGAATTTATTCTAGAATTCTTTGAGAATTTAGATGAGTTACAAATCAATAAATTGAAATCACAGAAATTGCCTTGGTATCTAATTACCAAACCTTTAACAGAACATGAACATTATTTATCAGGTCAGTCATTATGTATTAACATTGACCCTTTTAAGCAAGCCAAAGTTTGGGAAGATGGTTTATTTGATATTAAAGGAAACCGTTTTAGTCTTGAAAAGGCGAGAAAGCAATTTCTTGAAGAATTGCAAAATTACAATGCTGCAATGAAAGTTATTGAAAAAAATAATACTCATACAACTAAAGACGGTATTAAAGAACGTGATTCTGCAGCATCTCTTGAGCATAAAAAAGCTGAACTCGCAAAAAGTGAACCATCATTAGTATTTCCTACAGAAATTATTCTTGGAAGTCAGGAACACCGCAAAAAATTCGCGTCGAATACATTTAATGAACCTATTAATCGTGTATTAAATATTGATGAAAAATTATTTGACAATATTGATATTGAAATGCTTCAATGGTTTATGTCTGGAGTAGGATTTTATGATTCTAATTATCATAAATTTTATAATGACATGATTTTGAAAGCTGTTTCAAATCATTTACTTGCAATGTTCTTATCAACACCTGAATTAATTCGAGGTATGGATCATCGTTTTGAGAATGTTATTTTAAATAAAGAATTTACTAATTCTATTAGTAATTCTGGATTTAAGCAAGTTATTGGAAGAGTTGGAAGACCAGGTAGCAATTGGGCACTTGTTGTTATTGATGATTTAAATGCAGTAAAGAAGTTTCTTACGCCATCATCTTTAAAAGAAATCTCAGCTTTTAAATTTAATTTAACATCATTTATTCAAAAAGATTTCTCTCCAAAAGAAATTAAAAAGCCAATTAAATTTACGATAGAAAAGTTTAGAAAATACAAACCAATTGATCTTGAAAGTAATGAGGATGATTTTGAAAGAAAACAACCTAAAAATGATTTCAAGAAAAAAGAAGATGAAGAACCTGAAGCTGATAATTGGGAATCATTAGTTTCACAACCAAAAAATAAAATGTTTACTATAAAAAATATTATTAGAAAACCTAATTCTGAAAAAGAAAAAGATGACGAGTGGTAATAATTGGTTTATTGTTTATTAATCATATTAATTATTTATTTTTTGTGCAGAAATTTTCACAAAAAATTATACAAAAAAGTAAAGGAGATTGCTCTCCAAAACCTTCAAAAATTCAGTGCTCTGATCTGACGACATATGATTGCTCACATATCATCAATTCTGTTGCTGAACGCGAAACCAAGATTTCCGAGAAAGGAACAGAGTCCTCCCAATCGGATATACTTGGATTTCATGTACGGCAAAAGCTTTTGATCAGCCCACTGGGATACAATTGGAATCTCTGTATCCTTAAGTTGTTTCACCACAGCGTTCCAGGCAGCCGTTGTTGTTGTGAATGTTGGTTTTTTACCTTCGACCAATTCCATCTCAAGATGAAACTTTTCAAGAAGAAAACCAACAACAGAACACTGGCATTTATTAAACCCAAATTCCAATGCCTCAACGACAATGTTTTTGGTTTCGGGAGTTGCCTGCATGGTAAAGTTGAGCGCTTTGAGAATAATTGATTGAACGATGTGGTCAATAACTGTTCTCGAGTCGATGCTTTTAATATAGGTAGATAAGATTCATTTTTTTATATATAAAAAATCGTTTTTATGTAAAAAAATAATACTTATATGAAATGTATATTTTAACAACTATTCTCCAATAACAGGACCTTTTGCTAATTTATCCATATGCTTAAGCATATTGTCTAATGTTTCAAGAAATACTTGTACAAATCTATCACATTGTTCAATTGTATTTGTATCACCAAGTGAAATTCTTAATACACCTTTTTTAATAACTGGAGGTAAATCCATAGCAGATAAAACATGTGAGGCTTTAGGACTGGAAGTTAAACAAGCTGATGCAATAGATACGATTATATTACGCTTAGCCAATGCTGCTTTAAATGCAATATTACAAAAAGGCTCTCCTTTATTTTTTGCAATTGAAATCATTAATGTATTCGGTAAACACATATTTGTTTTTTCGATAGGTGGACCAACAATTACTAATTCAATAGATTTATTTTCTAATTGATAGTTTCCACCAATTTTATCATCCGATATTTTGCTTTCATCAATTGCTAGATCTTTTGTTTCAACAAGTTCAAATTTTTTCTCTTCTACTTTTTTAATATCATTTTTATTTTCATCTGGTAATACATATTTAATTAAATCGCCAAAAGGATAATGTTTTTTAAGTTTATCTATTATTCGCATTTTCATATTTAAAAGTTTTTCATTTTTAGAACCTCTATTTGTAAATGTATAACGAGTTGCTTCCATTGCTGCAGCAATTGCTGGAATATTTTCAGTTCCTCCTCGTAATCCATTTTGTTGTGTTCCATTAATAATACCAGTTAATTCATATCCTTTAATTAATTCATTATCTATCACTAATAATCCAATTCCACCCGGTCCATAAAGTTTATGAAAACTTGCTGAAAGAGCATGAATATGGTTGTTAGGCATATGCACTCGAAATTTTCCAAATACTTGAACAGCATCTGTATGAAATGGTATTTCATGCTTTGAACATATTTCACCAATTTTAGGAATATTATTAATTGCACCTGTTTCATTATTTGCAAACATTATTGTTACAAGTGCTACAATACCATTATTATTTTTAATTTGCACAATTTTTGCTTCAACATCAGATGGATTGATAAGACCATATGCATTAGGTTTAATAAATTCTACTTCACACGCTCCTTCATTTTTAAGATCTTCTAAACATGCAATAATACTGTGGTGTTCAATGGCGCTGCTGATGATGTATGGTTTAATTAGTTTATTTGGTAATTTTTTTAATGCATAAGCTACACTTCTTAATATAGTGCAATTTGATTCAGTTGCACCAGATGTAAATAAAACTGTATGACTTTCTTTTGATGTATTAGTCTGTTCATGCATAAATTTAATTGCTTTGTCCATCATATCGCGTGATTCTTTCGAAAGTTTATTATCAGATGATGGATTATAATATTTCGACCATTTAATTAGTACTTCTTGTGATTTATCACATATAACAGTATGAGAATTATTATCAAAATATATAAGTTCTTTAGTTTCATTCTTAGCAGATGATTTTGATGATTTCGATGATTTCGATGATTTCGATTTGTTAGACATTGTATATTTGTTTACTTAATAAAATTTTGTCTTTTAGTTAGTTATATATCTTAATATCTATATTAATGTTCTAATACAGAAATCATAAATCGAAAAAAAAGAATAGTCATAATTGATAATATGTACATTCTATTGATATTACTTTGCTGATTTTGCTTTAAAAGATTTTTCAAATTGTACACGAAGTTTCTCGACTTCGTCTTTGAGTTTATCTCGTTCTCTCATTAATTGAGCATTAACATTCATATTAAATTTCTCATTCATAGCAGTTGCGCGTTGAAGAGCTGTGTAAGCATCAGATTGTAATTTCTCAACTTCTAATCGTTTTTCTCTTAAAGCTTTATCAAGTTTTTGATATTCTTCATTTGCAGCTTTAATTTCATCAACCATTTTTTTAACACGAGCTTCCTCAGATTCGCGTTCGATTGATTTTTTTGTTTCATCAAGAATTTCAGATTCTGGAACGACTTCAAGTTCAGACATTGGTATTTTTTAAGCTTTAACTATTAAGATAACTAATGAATAAATTTTATAAGTATAATGTTATTATATTGATTATTTAAATTATTTTTGTGCTTTAAGCATCTTTACATATCTAGCGGCTGAAATTAATGAAGGAAATTTAGAATATTTATATTCAGTTTCTCGTAATCGAAAAATTGGAATTATATCAGGGTTAGGACCTGGAATTATTTGCACATAATATAATTCCCATATTGGTTTATCTAATTTGTATTCATATTTAACTTGATATGGTAAATTACGATTAAAAATCATAAATAATCGTTTTCGAATTGTTGCATTAACAAATTTTGACATTATTTGTTTATTATAAAGTATATGATAAATGATTCAAATTTGAAATATAATCATTATGTATTTACTATATAATTGAGTACAAATGATTTTCTAAAATGGAAAATCTCATAATTCATTCGAATATGACTTTTCAATCTGATGAAAATAAATTTTTTATACCATTCAATTCAAAATTATTACCAAAAACTAAATACTGGGAAAACTGGTTTAATAGCCCTATGAACAAAGAATTAAATTCAAATTGGATTTATAATTGTCATGCAGATTGGTCATTTAATATTTTATTTGAATTATTAAAGCATTATGCAAAGATAAATAATATTTTATTGACAAAAGATGACAATAAATTTATTTTAATTGATTGTAATTCATCCATTTTAAAACCTTTATTATCTGAATTAAAAATTACTACTGAAAACTTTATTTATTTATACGAAATTTGTCATGAAACTGACGATGATCAAATGATGGATATTTTATTAAAATTTATTAATTTTGATACAAAACTCAAATGTAAAAATATGCATGACTATGAAACTTTTACTCATTCTATTAATTGTGATTATATTAAAAATTTAATGAATTTAGGATTAATTTTAGATGGAAATAATCAGTATAATTCTGAAATCGTTAAAATATCCTCATTTACTAGTGGAGTTAAATGGGTAACTACACATGCTGTAAATAATACATTCCGAGGGTTAAATGATATTTCATCATTAAGATTATGTAATAGTACGAAAAAAAATTGCAAAAATCTTATTGATATGATTTTTAAATATAATCTTTTTGACAGATTTAAACAACTTGTTGGTTTTCTATTATATCTTGATTTCACTTTAATCGGTAACAATCCAATTTCATTTGAACTTCTGCAGTTAATAATGAGTTGGAAGTCTTAGTTCTTTGGTTTAATATATGTTAATTCTAAATTAATATATATTCTTTTTTCTCCAAAGAAAGCTGTCGGACTATTAACTGTTCCAACAAGTGTTGATGTATCTACTGGTACAGTTACAACAGTTGCACTAATTCTAGTAACCTCCAAACCATAAATACTATTCATAGCAGCAATTTGTGTTGCATCAGATGATGTATTTGAAGTCGTAAAATTGGTAAAATAAATCGTATTACCTGTTTGAATATTATGATTTTGTGCAAATGTTAATGTTGTTGGATTTCCAGTAGTAATTGTTGCATTTAATCTATCAATATCAAATACAACAGATGCAAGTGGTGCACCAAAACTAACCGACAATGTATCAAGTGTAGTAATTGGTTTATCAAAATTATAAATACCTTTATTATAGTCATATGCATTAAGAGAAAGCCAATCACCTTCTTGTACATATGAAAACCAATGATGATATCTACCATTTTCTGGAGCGATGACACATTGATTACTAAATTCATTAAAATACATTGAAATATTATTTGTTGGATTTTCTGCAGTTGCTGTATATGGAATTTTAAATGGAAGAACTTTAATTGATACAATATCTCTGATGGGGCTTGTACTATTAAATGTACCTTGCTGAACTCCAATTGTATTACTAAAGGACCATTTTATTAAACTTGTTCCATCTGTATCCAGTGAACGATTTCTACTATCTAAAAGAATACGTGTTTTGGTTAATAATGCATGAGGATTAATAATACTTTGAATACCATATTTATCATTATTTCCAAGAACACTTGAAAGATCCACAGCATTAGCAATAACAGAAGTTGTTGGCATCTTATTTAATGATGCATTAACTACATCATTTTCACCATTTAAACCAATTTGTTTAGAAAGAATTGCATGCATATCAATTTCTCCATCTTCATTATTTAGATCTGATGTTGCTTTAATAAATTCATTTACAATTCTTTGTTCAATTTCAATATCGCTATAATGTTGTAATTTATGTGCAGCAAGTCCATCAATAAATTGTCTTAATGCTGCTGTTTCACCGAATGTTAATCTACGATGTTTAATTGATTGAATTGCGAGCTTAACTCTTTGAAACATAATAGGATTTTTAATCCTTGCAATTGGTGCTACCGATCCAATCTTACTATCTTGATCATACATATTATCATTATCACTTAAATCCAAAGCTTTTCGCGTTTTATTTTGTAAAATCATTCTATGTTTACGATTTTGTCCATATGTCTCATAATCGTCATTAATATCAAATTGTTGTGCAAATTTACGTTCATGTTCTACATCTTGACGTGCATTAAAAATTGGTGAATTTGGTTGGCTATCATTAAATAAATCATCACCACTTCCTGATGACTCTGAATGTTCATCGAAATCAGGTTTTTGAGGTTTACGTTTAAAAAGATACATTTGGATGTAATTATGATATTTCTGGTAAAAAGATATTTAGTTATATAAATTAAAATTGAAACAATGATTCAAATATATTACTTACTAAATAAATTCTTAATAAACATTTTCATAAAATGAATACAAACTTTAAAGATTGTTCAGAGAAAAAAGGTGATATGAATGAAAATGCATTTGAGTTTTTTAAAAAAACTGATGATCCTATATATAATCATCAAATTCAAATAATCAAAGGAGATATTTTAGATTCGAAAGATCAATATATTGCTCAGTAATGTAATTTAGTTACTGATACTTATAAAGGATTATCAAAATCTATAATCCAAAAATATCCATGGGCAAATTTTTATAGTGAAAAACGTTGTCTTGGTAATATTTCTATTAAAGGAGATGAAGAAAAAAATCAACGTTTAATTATTGGAATGGTTGCTCAACGATATCCAGGCAGACCTAAATATTTAAATGATTTAGAGGAATTGCGAATACAATGGTTTCAAGAATGTTTAAATATATGCTTCAAGTTCATCATTATCAATCCAATTCTTTTTCTCAGATGCATTAAGCTCATCTTCAAAATATTTTTTAATTGAATTAGTTGTATATTTAGATCGATTAATTACAGCATTTTCATTTTTTTGTGATTGAAATTGGCTGCGAGCTGCAAGTCTTGCATCACCAGATGTATCATATTTTAAATCACCATATACATTTAATCCCTTATGAAAAGCTTGAACATCAATATCGTAATTTGTTCCTAATCTGGATGTTTCAATATCTGTTGAAGGTAATCCAACACCACCCCATTTTTGTTTAATAAATTGATATGGTTGTCCATCATAATTCGAACCAGGACATTTCTCATTAATTTTTTCAATACAATAATAAATAGCACCTCCTGATACTACTGCAATAGCTATAATCATAATAGATTTTAATATTCCTGTTAATCCTATTTCACTCTCTAGTAGAAATAATCCTACTACAATTAAAATAACTAATAAAATAATTAGAATATGTAGCATTTTTAAGAAATTATTCTTTAATAGTTATTTTCCAATAAAAAAGATTATTTCAAATGATAAAGATATGAGTATATAATTTTGTATATCTTTTAACATAAAAAATAAAACAGTAGATTTGTTGAATAATATTTATTATTATTGAATAATATTTATTATTATTGAATGGAATTTATTTTTATGAAATGTGTTACTTTTTTAACGCATTACTGATGTTTAATCGACATGTTGGACATGTTTGATGTTTTTCAATCCATGGTGAAATGCAATCAAAGTGAAAATATTCCAAACATGGAAGTAGGACAACTTTTTCAGCAAGTTTAAATTCATTAAGACAAATTGAACATGATTTTTTTAAATCAACAAGAGATTTGTTTGCTCTAGTTGCAGTTCTGTCAATCATCTCTTTCTCATATGAAGTTAATCCTTGAGTTTTTTGTTGTTCATGTAATGACGAATGCATAATTCTTTCAAGTTCTTCATCATTTGAACTCCGTACTGAATAATATTGATTTGATTGAGATGATGATAATCCTAATGACAAATCAACCATTCTTTGTAAAATATCTTCTTCAGTTTCGTGTGTTGGTTGGTAAAAAGAAGGATGATTCCGAAATCTTCGTTGTGGTTGACTGATTGTTCGTTCAGAATAATGTGTTGATTGATTTGAAGTTTTGTATTCAGTGTATGAAATTTGGTTATTTCTGATCGGTGGATAATATGGTTCGGGAATTTTAAACGAATCAATAACTTGAGGTTGTTGTGGTTTTGTCAGTTTTCGATGAGAATTGGTTTTTTGATTCTGAGTCAATCTCAAGCTTTTCAAGATTGCTTTTTGCTCTGCAATCTGAGAATAATTACGACGAATATCATCATCAGAATCGTATTGCATTTTTTGATTTATTGGTGTTTGGTATAATGCTGATGTTTTTATACAGATAAAAAAATCAATTTTTTATAACAATATTTACAATCTTTTCTATTCAAAAAGAACTAGTTATAGTCTTTTCCAAGGTATTTATCTCGATGTGAAATTCTAGTCATATATTTAGTACTATTAAATGTATTAAAATCTGTAATTGTTTTAGTTCTATAAATACCTTCCATTTCAATAGCTAGATTTTTATCGAAACCAGACATATGTTTTTCTATCATATCACTTAATCTATTTTTAGAGATTGATGAGTTAGTTAATAAATGTTCTAAAAATTCATCATATCTATCTTCTTCAACAACTACAATATATAGTTGTTTATTTTCGTTTACATCCATATCAATATGATGCAATCCATATTTTTTACTATCTTGTTCACTGTCATTTTCATTATTGTTTTCGATTTTGGTTTCGGAATCATTTTTAGTTGCTTTATCAAGTTGATCAAGATGATCATCAAGAGTATCAAAAATATAATTCAAATTACTTTCTTTTGAAATTTTTCCTGCCGAATGTTTACGATAGAAATTAACGATTTGCATAAATTGCCATTTAAGTCGTGTATTATTTTTATGAGATTTAGCAACATCACTAACGAAACTTTCCAAAATGGAATTTGGTTTTTTGCTGATCATAAATTCTTTATAATAATCACCAAAGTTATTTCTCAAAGTACCTACAGCTTCTTCAATTTTATCAAAAGCTTGTTGACATCGAGGAAGTTGACTACGAGCTTTTGTAATAGCTTCAACAAGAACACTAGAAAATTCTTCAACATCAATATCAGGACTAACAAGGATATTTTGTATTTCATATGATTTTTCCATTAACTTCTTCAAAACCTGTAAAACATATTCTTTAATTTTTTCACCATTGTTTTCAAGGTCACTGATTTCTGTCCATAGATTATAAAAGTTTAAATTTGTAAAAGGTAATGGAGTATAACTACCATCAGCTTGATCTGAGATAAAATGAATATTAAGATCATTAATAACTGGTTGATCTTTACGAAGTCTTGCACACATAACTTGAATAGATCTAACTTCACGAGATTCTTTACATATTTTGTATAATGTGTGAATATTAGTTTCATTTACTTGTTCTTCGTTTACTGTATCAAATTGTAATGCAAGCTGTAATGATTTAATATAAATAAGTATTTCATCAAAATATAGAGTAAACCCGGAAAATGTTTTTCTCATTTTATCATTATTACCGAATTTATCTAATGTTTTAATAATAACAAGAGCAGCTTTGCGAATCGAGTTAAATTTTGGTATAATAATTTTAGGATCTGCAGCTTTTGCACCAGTCATTTGTGCAAACAATTCTGTCAGTCTTTCATCTTTTATAGATTTATTAACTGTAATAACTCTACTCATTTTTATCTTAAATGTATATAATATTACTAGGATTATTAATATTGAATTAATTAAAATTTAAATGCAAAAAAGAAAATAGAAAATGTATCATATTTTACAGTATGATTTATGAATTATTACTATTCATATTCTTCTAGTTTATATGCATCATAACTCACACATAAGATGTAATCTGGTAAAATAGATTGCTTAATGATTACATAAAGTTGATGTTCATTCATTAATTTTAGTGCAACAAGATCATCAATTATTGTTTTTTCATTATCGTCAATTGATAGATCAATTTGGGTTTCGAATTCGTAAACAGGAGCCAAATCGAAATAGTCAAGTTCTTCCATGAGATCATTAATAATTTCATCAGCAATTGATTGATAATTTTTTGACTCAGGCATTTTTTATGAATGTGGTTTGTTTAATCGATAGTTGTTATCATAAACTTAAAAAAATCATTTTTTTTTATTATGCCCAAATAAAAAATTTTTACCTTAAATAATCATATTCAGATACATAATAATATTTTTTATCTTGTCCATAAAATTCTTTGGATTTTTTTAGATGGTTATGAAATTCAGCAC